GGCTTGGCCTCTATTTTTTGCAAGAACACGGCGGAATTCCCCCCACACCCCCCTTCCGCCGTGTTCTTGCGGAGACGGACGGGATTTTTGGCGGCGACAAATTGATTCTAGCTAATTCTTACAATTTCTGCCAACAAAACATCAATATCATTTGAAAAATTAACTTGTGTTTTGTTTGGTAGAGATTCTTTGCTTCTGATCTTTGTATGCAAATAAGAGTCGGCGATTTTTCGAGACGAGTTTTCCAAATGAGACATGGAACCCTTGAAACTCTTTGTGCCATAATTATTCGCAACTTCTGTAAATATATTCGAGTTGAAAATCGGTGGTACATGATCGAGTACTGCGCGAGTCAACAAAATAACAGAAATATAATTTCCTACAGAAAAAGCATGGTCAAGCTCTGTAAACATTTGGAGAAGTCTCGAAAAATCAAATTTTCCGGCTTTCTTTTTGAGCGCTTGAAAACGCTTCTTGTCTATGTAATCCCCATTCAGCAGTGCTGGTTTGCCTTGTCCACTTGCCAAACAACGATCAAGTTGTAATTCCTTTTCAACTTGTGTAATTCTATCACTTTTCAAGCGCCACTCATCTTTTGAAACCTTGGCGGTGCGCCGGTCTTTTGTCATCGCAGTTCGTAACTTTGTAATATTTGGACTTCCGAGGCCAGCATTATCAAAGTCGGAGATAATCTGCTTTAATGTTGCGCCGCCATTCTTATTTAGGGCGTAGAAATATAATAACGCAACAGCCCTATCAGCTATTTTCGTAACTCGTTGACTCATACAACGAGCAAAGGATTCGACTGTGGTATTACTCTTTTTCATTCGGATTTAGAAGCGATTCGAAGTATTTAGCACCTTTTAGGTTCAGCTTATATCTGCTGGTCTTGCCTCTCCCCCTAGTTGAGTCTCCGGCAAGATATTTTTGCAAAGAACTGGCAACTGCTTTGGACACATTCGGAACTTTCACTCGCACTCTTAATTGAGAGGTTATTTTTTCTATATCTCCTGTAGTCAAGCCCTGTTCGGGAAAGTATTTATAACAAATGTAAAATGGCAAAAGAACCCTGGCAGGAAGGCTAATTTTATTAAGAACTTGGGCATCAATTTTTTCAGACTCTTCGCAGTCTTTGATTTTATTAACAATCGACAATATCGGGTCGGGGAAAGCACCGTCTTTTTTGTTTTCTTTCCTGCTCATCTGTTTGTGCTTCGGCGTATGATCGCCAGATAAGGCCGCAAGACCTTCTTCTGCTAATCTCTTTATCTCATTAAGTTTTGCAAATAAGGTTTGGTTATCCATATTATTTTCTAATTACATACTCCCAATTTTTGGTTTCTTTATTTTTGAACCGATTGAGAATACGACGCTTGGTAAGGTTTAGTAAATTCATTGAGATAGCAGTACGTTTATGATAATGTCCTATCTCCTTTAATCTCTCCAAAACTAACGGCATCTCCTTTGGAACATCGAAAAATTTTTCGTCCATGAGTATATTTATTGCCCCAAGCGCACCCTTTTGAGAGCTGGCGGTTTTGCTCACATGACTGGTAATTTTATCGTGGGGGGACTTAATTCCAAAAGTGCCGCCGAGTTCGTCCAATAAGCCTCTAATTTCGGTAATGATTGTTTTTTGGTCTCTCATAGTTTTAAGCGTTTATGAATAATTTATGTTTACGATATTTAGATTATATATCCACCAATCCTGCTGTCAAGCTGTTTATACCCTAAGAACGGGCACTAAACAATACTCAACCAAACGTGATATAAGCTAATCTTAGTAAATATTTTTTTAATTGTCAATAGGGAGTGCTTCAATAAGCCTTTATTGAAAGCAGGAATGCCCATAAAGGCGCTTACATTTAACCGATTTGATTATTGAGTCTATGGGTGCTTATGTTTTTTGGATAATTTTTTGATCTTTCTCTGGGTTGTGGATAAAAGCCTTGGTGTTTATAAAGGTATCATACTATAATATAAACATGGCTAGTAATCAGATTTTCAAAGCAGTCTATTTTTCTGACTATAAAGAAACGAACCAAAAAGCGAGGGGTGTTGTTTTGGCTTTTGGCGAGAGAAATATAGACTTGTACAAAAGCGTAGCTGATCTTGGAAGTAATGAATTGCGTAACTTACTCGGAACCGACTCTTATCTTGAGTTAGAGCAACGCGCGCAACAGGAGGGATTGCCAGTAAACACTTATTGCCTTTGGTATTTGCGAAAAAATCTTGGCGTAGAGGAAGTAAAAGCGAAAACGGTAAAGAGGAGCGAAAGGTCAATTTCCAACTTTATAAATCAGGTCATTAAGGGAGATTGCCTGGAAGTGATGAAAGAAATTCCAGCAAAATCAATAGATATGATTTTGTGTGATCTGCCATACGGCACTACACAAAATCACTGGGACAGCGTTATCCCCACTGATCAACTTTGGAGCCACTACGAGCGCATTATAAAAGACAAAGGCGTTATTGCTCTTACGGGACAAGGACTCTTTACGGCGAACCTGATGTTATCTAATCCAAGATTGTTCAAATACAAAATCACTTGGGTAAAATCTAAACCGACAAACTTTCTTAATGCAAAAAAACAACCGCTCCGCAAACATGAGGATATTTGCATTTTTTATAAAAGTCAGCCCGCATATAATCCTCAGATGACCTATGGCGAACCTTACAACAAAGGTTTTAGGAAAGATCAGTTCACTGGAAGTTACGGCGATTTCAAAACTGTTGAGGTAAAAAGTAATGGCGAGAGGTATCCTACTGATGTTGTCTATTTCAAAACTGCCGAGAGTGAAGGCGAAGTTTATCACCCTACACAAAAACCAGTGGAACTCGGCCGCTATCTCATTCGTACTTTCACAAAAGAAGGAGAGGTTGTTTTAGATAATACTTGCGGTAGTGGGAGCTTCCTTGTCTCGGCAGTTTTGGAAGGCAGAAAATTTATTGGAATTGAGAAAAACGAAGATGTTTATCTGTTCAAGAAACATAAAGTGGACTATATCGAAGTTTCTAAAAAACGTATCAAAGAAGCTGAAACTCAATACAAAGCAGAGAGCAATAAACTAAAGCTATTCTAAATTCCGCTATACGGCTCCTCTTGGAGAACTTGTCGCGCTTTTTCAATTTCACTATCAGTCAGCGCACCTTTTCCTTTGAGCCAATTCAGAAGGTGAAAATATTGATTTGCGTGTAAAATCGGCTTCACGATTTTAGTTAGGCCAGTTTCTTTCTGAACAAAGGCAAGATGTTTTTCCGAGAGTACGCCGCGACCAATAAGGTCGTAGGCGATTCTCACTGCATCAACGGAGGTTAAATTTAAGTCGCCTTTGTGGTTTCTATCTTTCTCAACATCCGGCGGATCAATGCTCAACAAATCTTCAACTGTCTCCAATCCATTGAGGTTGCGGTTATAATACTCTATTTCTTGCCCGCGATAAGTAAACCACGTTCTTCCTTGTTCGGTGAGAGAACCGCGTGGCAGATAAACGCCTTCGTTCGCTACGCGTTCTTTTGATACCCAGCCACAGATATAAAGTATCCATTTTCTTTGTCTGGTCGTACCCGGAAGCTCTCTTTTGCTCGGAGTTTCAAGGTGAGTCATGACATAAATATCAGCGTCCAGTCTTTCGTCATGCATTTGTCGCGCAAAGAAATTATGTTTTGCTTCTCTCGCAATACCATCACTGCTTTCGTATTCCTCTTTGAATGGCAGTGCTCCACCACGACATTTAACATCAACTTTTATGCCAGAGGGAAGTAAAAGGTCATACCCAAGCGGATGATCTTCCGGGTTAATTTCCGGCATACCTAATTTGTTTCGTATAACCATTTCTGCAAGCGCGCCGAACCCCTGCTCCTCTGAACTTCCTCGTTCTGCGCCGGTTCGATTTTGATTTGCGGCGATATATTCAGCCGCTTTTTGGCGCAATCGAAAGCCGAGTTCGTCGGTGAGCTTTACTATTATTGGCTTTGGTAGATGATATTTGTACATAGTTATTTCACAAAATAACCCAATGGCTTTTTATAAATCTTCGCAAATTCTTTCAACTGCAAAACATCAAACCGCCTCTGTCCCGATTCAATTTTTGAAAGGTAAGACTGCGTCTTGCCGAGTTTCTTTGCAACCTCAACTTGCCCAAGCCCAGCCTCAATACGCGCTTTCTTCAAGCGTTCAACGATTGCATTGTGATCTTTTGTATATATTGCTCTAGGCATTACATTGTTAGTATAATATTCCATTGCGTTATATTCCAAATTGCCATATAATGTATTTATGAATAATGTCGCCGCCAAAAATCCCGTCCGTCTCCGCAAGAACACGGCGGAAGGGGGGTGTGGGGGGAATTCCGCCGTGTTCTTGCAAAAAATAGAGGCCAAGCC